ACCCAGCTAACGCCCATTGCGGCGTGCCAAGAAATCGAATACCGTGCGGCTGTAATGCCCGGCGGTCGAGTAGTTATCGAGTGGCTTACAGGGGATAATTGTAAAATTGGCGCTTCCAACTGTGAGATACGAGAGGGTGTACAATGAAGATCGTATGTGAATACTGCGGAAAGGAACTTTATGGCGAAGAAGCTGAGCTAACGGAAGATCGGTTTATGAGTGAAATCCTTGACGACCACACCCTGCTCCACCTTTGCTACGATTGCAACGAAGAACATGCCCAAGATATTTGATGTTTCAACTTCGCCCCTATCAACTCGAAGCTGTCAATGCCGTCAACGAGTTCGTTGTTCCTGTTTACGAAGCACAGCGCGTTGCATCACTAGAAAAACCCTTCGATGCCACGCCGTTTCACTGCGAGACTTACCAAAGGGACTTTTTTGGTATTCGTAATTACGGAACTGTTTTCTACCGCCATGAAGGAACTCCACCGAAAGAGATTTTCGATTTGTTACTGCAATACATATTTGAGGGAAAAATCAGATGAAGACGGTAAAGCTCATTACTATCGAAGACCTTGAGAAAGCACAACAAGACGAAGCAATTATTTTTGTTAATTTACTATATCGAGGTCGTAAAATCTATCTGGAGTCGAATGGCGATGCCGAAAATGATCTCAGAGTAGTAAATGGTTTCGCTGATAAAATCTACAATACCTTAGCTGAATGGGTTACGTAATGGCTTTTCAGCTTCGCCCCTATCAACTCGAAGCCGTTAATGCCGTCAATGAGTTCGTCTGCATAAAGCAAGGAAATCCTTGTGTCTCAATGCCGACGGGATCGGGTAAGTCGCCGACGATGGCGGCGCTGATACGACTATGGCAAAAAGATTATCCTAACCTTCGTGGATGCGTCCTGGTACATCGAAAAGAGCTTGTTCAACAAAACTATGAAAAACTACAAAGTCAATACGGGGAAAGCGGCGGCGGCAATATCGGAATCTTTTCAGCGGGACTTGGAAGGCGAGATTATCATTCTCCCATTGTCTTCGCTTCCATCGACTCCGTGTACAACAAAAGCGGAGAGTTCGCGCCCTTCGATTTTATCTTTGTTGACGAAGCACACCGTATTCCGTTTAGTGGAGAGGGCAAGTATCGTAGCTTTCTTAGTGGCTGCCGCCGGTTTAATCCCAAACTTTGCATCGTGGGTTGGACTGCCACGCCCTGGCGCATGGCTGGAGGTGCTTTGTGCCATCCCGATCATATACTTAATTCTGTATGTTACGAAGCCAAGCTCACTGATTTAATAGCCCAAGGTTATCTTTGCCCTCTTCGTTCTAAGATAGGAGTTTCTCATGCAGATTTATCCGAAGTTCGGCGTCAATCCGGCGGCGACTACATCACGAAATCTTTATCGACTGCTGTCAACGTGGATTCGTTGGTGTCATCTGCCATCGGAGAGGCGGTGCGAATTATACGAGCGGAAGCTCGCCAAGCCATTGTCTTTTATTGTGTCGATGTCCAACATTGCGAAAAGGTATCGCTGGAACTTCGACGATATGGAATCGAAGCCCCATGCCTGACGGCGAAAACAAAAACGTCAACCCGAGACCGTATGGTCGATGACTTTAAGGCTCAGCGGATTCATGCCATTTGTAACGTCAATGTTTTAACAGAGGGTTTTGATGCTCCTCATATTGATTGCGTGGTGCTTCTTCGTCCTACTCTCAGCGCTGGTTTGTTTAGCCAGATGGTTGGAAGGGGATTGCGACTTTGGCCCGATAAGCATGATTGTCTGGTACTTGACTTCGCCGGTTGTATTGATGAGCATGGTCCTGTTGATCTTCTTGGTGGCGCGCCTGTTAAGCTGGTGACATGCGAAGCTTGCCGTGAGACCTTCAGCCGGGTCACTAAAGTTTGCCCGGCGTGCGGCCGGGAAGTTCCTAAGATAATCGTGGAGCGAGCCGCCGCCGAGGAACGCGAAAAGAGATTGCACGGAACCCAGGCGTCTACAAAATCCATACTTTCCGATGTACCAGAAATACTGAAGGTAGATACCGTCTATGTCAACCGACACAAGAAGCCGGGTAGTCCCGATTCAGTGCGAATCCAATTCCGATGCGGACTCCGAATGTTTCGCCATTGGTGCTTGCTTGACCATGCTGGTCCAGCAGGAAATATCGCTCAGGAGTGGTGGCGCAAGTATGCAGGAAATAGCAGCAATAAGAAGCAATATACAAGCGTTGATGAAGCTCTTGGAGACTTGCTCATATCTCAAACCCTTCTCGATTCGATTCACACCATTACCGTCCGCAGGCATGGAAAATATCACGAGATCGTAGCCTATAATCAACCGCTGAGCACGTAATAAACAGGAATGCAATAATGGGTTCGTTGCAGGATGCCGCATTGTACTATGCCTCTCTAGGGTGGAATATATTTCCTCTTGCTCCGGGCCAAAAGACTCCCATGACGAGCCACGGGATTCTGGACGCCACGAACGATTCTGGAGCGATCCGCGAGTGGTGGGATAAATGGCCCACGGCGAACATCGGACTCGCCTGTGGCGACGCCAGCGGCGTTTACGTGATTGATGTGGATGTACGCCCGACCGAAGACGGCTTTGAATCGCTCAAAGACTTTCCGCCTATTCCGCCGACGGTAACGCAAAACACTCCGAGAGGGGGTGTACACTATTTCTATACAGCCGTGACGCCGCCGTCCAGCCGGAATAAGTTTCGTAAGGGGGTCGACATCCGAAGCAACGGATTCTACGTTGTATTAGCCCCTTCTACGTGGGTAGGCGACCAAACGTGTCCGTTGGGTGGTAAATACGAATGGTCGCCCGACGCTGCACCGTGGCAGCGAGGTTATGCCGACTATCCCGAGTTTATGAGACCGGCCACGCGGGCACCGTGGGCGATGTCGCCGCAAGCCGAGAGACAAGAACCCCAGCCAAAGCAAGAAAGTGCCGAGGTTCTTATCCGAGCGTCGAAGTATCTTGCAGCATGCGATCCAGCGGTCCAAGGGTCGTACGGTCATGCCAAGCTACTCTATGCTGCTTCGCGGCTGGTCCACGGGTTCCTTTTGTCAGACGAGCAAGCTTACTCTCTTTTGTCACAAGAGTATAATCCACGTTGTTCGCCACCCTGGAACTTGGGCGATCCAAAGGACGAAAAGGACTTCCGCCGAAAGATCACTGAAGCCCGCAAGCTTCCATGCGATCATCCCGATGGATGGCTCATTAACGAAAATGTTACCTACGATTTTGATCTTGATAAGTTTCTAGCAAATCATCAAATCAAAAAACCTGCCGTCGAAGTGAAGCGTGAAGAGTTATCGCAAGATCAAGAGTTCCAATTTCTGGTATCACCTACCGGCTTACTTGGAGAGTTATGCTCATGGATCAATGCTACCGCCATGCGGGAACAACCGTTTCTTACGTTGGGCTGCGCCTTAACCTTCTTGGGCGTGTTATTCGGCAGGAAACTCAAGGACGAATTAGGGAGCAGAACAAATCTTTACTGCATGGGAATAGCTCCGTCGTCCGCCGGGAAGAATCACGCCCCGTTTCAAATCAGGCGGCTGGCGTCCGAGGCTGGTTGTACCGCCTTGCTTGGTGGCGATGACATTGCTTCGGATACTGCTATAGAAGATCGAGTGTCTCGCCAACCGGCCACGCTGTTCCTTTGGGACGAGTTCGGACATAAGCTGGTGCAAATCAAATCGGGGGCAGACCACCACCTTGCACAAGTGGTGTCGCTCCTGATGAAGATTTACTCTTCCGCCGGTAGTGTCTACCTTGGACGCGAGTACGCCGACAATGACAAGCAGCGTGTGATTACGCAGCCTTGTTGTTGTGTTTACGCGACTTCAACCAAAGAGCGTTTCACGAGCGGTATCGCCCCCATCGAATTGCAGGATGGATGGCTCAGCCGGTGCCTCGTGTTTCATAGTCCAGACAAACAGCCGAAGCAACGTGGAAGAAAAGAGAAAGATGTTCCATTGCGTCTAATAGAGCGAGTAGAGGAATGGTCTAAGCGAGTGGTTCAGCCCGAAGGTCCAATATCTACCAAGACCTACGTAACTAA